TTCCAGGCAATGGAATAAGTTATCAAGTCATAGACGGTGAATGCAATCTGTTATATGGAACGATTAAAGAAAGAATTATTCAAAACCGGGAGCAACTATATAGTAGGATCAATACAACGGTAGGGTGGAAGGGGCATTATATCCGAACTGTACCTATCGTTGAAAATGACGGCAAAATCTTCGGCGCCGTGCTGCTTTCCTACCAGATAAAAACGTCTTATGTGGGGAATACAGCTAATTGGTGGCTGACACCTTTGATGATTATTATACTTTTATCGCCATTTATCTATATCACTGTTTTTACGCTTATATTTTCAAAATTGTTCACAAACAATATTAACAAACCACTGCAATTATTGATGGAAGCTTCTCGAAAAATCAAAGGGAAAGACCTTGATTTTGAAATCAATTACCATTCGGAAAATGAATTAGGCAGGCTCTGCGATGCTTTTTCAGAAATGAAAGAGGAATTAAAAAATTCGTTATCGGCGCAATGGAGGATGGAGCAGGAAAGGGTGGAAATGGTTGAGTCGCTGGCCCATGATTTGAAAACCCCGCTCTCAATAATACAAGGCTACTCCGAAGCTCTGATCGATTCTAACATCGAAGGGGATGAAAAGCTCCTGAGATACCTTGCGATTATCAGGGAAAACTCCGAAAAAGGATCAAAGCTTGTACAGCAGATGCAATATACATCCGAACTGGAGAAATCAGGTGTGCCTTTACATCTTTCAATTGTTGATATTCCTACATTTATCAAAAGAAAAATAAGTCATTACGAATTGCTGGCAGCAGAAAAGAAAATTGAAATCACAACGCAAATACAGGATGAAGTACAAAAGCCAATATCTACCGATAAAGAAAAGCTGGAGCGCATACTCGATAATATTGTATCCAATAGCCTGCAGTATACTCCGGAGGTCGGAAGCATTCATATATCTGTTAAACTGAAACCGGATAATGTTTTCTATGAAATATGCGATTCAGGAACCGGCTTCAGTAAAAAAGATATAGAAAACGTTTTTAAGAAGTTCTATAGGGGTGATGAAGCAAGAAGAAGCACCGACGGACACTCCGGCCTTGGACTATATGTTGCAAAACAGTTGGTTGAACAGCTTGGCGGTTCTATAAAAGTATATAACAACAAAGCCGGAGGTGCATGTGTGGCATTTTGGCATAAGGTGTTCAATGGAGAGTAAAAGTAAAAGGCTTCCATACATTCGCTTGATATTCAATAGAGATGTTACCACTCATCAATTAAAAAGATGTGATAGCTGTGCAAAATAAACTAAAGGACATAAGTTTATAGTATATGGTCAATAGCTCTATGATAGGCTGAAGAGGCTTGGCTCCGTCACGCCCTGAATATAATTCACATCCAAGGCCATATCAAATTTCTTTTTATCTTTATACTAATGAAGAGACAAAGCACTCTACGCTAAGAGACTATCCCGAATTTTGTGTAAACCTCCGTCAGGGTGTAAGATAGAAGCACCAAAACGGAGGTTTTTTCATGAGAAAAGACAGAAGGACACCAAGAGAACGCAGGGAGCAAAGAAAGAAACTGTTTGAGGTCATGCAACAGGCCGGAATTGAAAACTTCGAGGACGTGCAGGAATTCTTCAAGGAAATGGTCGGCACTGTCCTGGAGAACGGTCTGGAAGCTGAGTTGGAAGAAGAACTGGGCTACAGCAAGTATGATTACCGGAACAAACAAACAGACAACAGCCGCAACGGCTACACAGAAAAAACCCTCAAAACCAGCCTGGGAGATATGGAGATCACCATCCCCCGAGACCGGAAAAGCGAGTTTGAACCACAGCTTGTGAAAAAGAACCAAACCACACTAAGCGGCGATATCGAAGAAAAGATCCTCTCCATGTACGCCAAGGGAATGACCACCAGTGATATTGAGTCACATATCCGTGACATCTATGGCATATCCGTCTCTGACAGTACCGTCAGCCGCGTAACGGACAAGATACTGCCCATAGTCAAGGAATGGCAGCAGCGGCCGTTAGAAAGTATTTACGCAGTGGTGTTCATGGATGCGATCCATTACCATGTCCGGAGCGAGGGTCAGATCATCAAAAAAGCTGTCTATATCGCCATCGGTGTACAAATGGACGGCGTCCGTGATGTACTGGGTATGTGGGTCGGTGAAAATGAGAGTGCCAAATTTTGGTTGAGCTTACTCAACAGCCTACGTAACCGTGGCGTTGAGGATATCCTAATCGCCTGCGTGGACGGCCTTACCGGATTCACCAGTGCCATAGAAGCAGTATACCCTAAAACCCAAATCCAGCAGTGCATTATCCACCAGATCCGTAACAATACCAAATTCGTCTCCTACAAGGACATCAAGCAACTCATGACTGACCTCAAAAAAGTCTATACTGCCGTGGATGAGCAGACCGCCCTGTATGAGCTGGATGCCTTTGACGAGAAATGGAGCGGCAAATATCCCAAAATCGCCGTCTCCTGGCGTACCAACTGGGCTAACCTGTCCACCTATTTCAAGTATCCTCAGGAGGTCAGAACACTGATCTATACCACCAATTCCATTGAGAACTTCAACCGGCAACTGCGGAAAGTCACCAAGGCAAAATCCGTATTCCCTACTGATGACAGTTTGCTCAAAATGCTCTATCTGGCCATGATGGATATCACCAAGAAATGGACCGGCCGCCGCAAGGATTGGGGTCAAATCCATTCACAGCTTGAAATCTATTTTGCAGGCAGGATACCTGAATAGCCTGGTAACATTGGCCCGTTAAGGGGTAATACACACCTTGACGGCAGATGTCCCTTGACATCCCCTTGTTGTTTGGCTACTATGCAATAAAGGCGGGATTGCCTTTTCCTGGTTTTCCCGCCCAACAAAAAATCTTGCTCTATTTTACGCCGATTATGGAGTTTACACAGATTGTGGGATACACCCTACGCTAATTTTATAGAGTGCCTTTTTCTGCTATTTTTCCACATCCACCGTCAAATCGGACTTAAATTCCACCGTGAATTTATCCTCGTAAACGGTTACCTTTTCAATCAACCTCCGAACGAGCAACTCATTATATTCAGCAATGGCGGTAGGTTGCTCCTGCAGGAATGCGCTCATATCGTCAATCCTTTTGCGAAATTCATCCCGCCCAGCGCTTTCCACCTGTACTTTCTGCTTTTCTTCCCGCAGGCGGTAAATCTCATCGGCGACGTCCTCGTAGTCGGCTTTGGAGTTGGCCAGCTTCACAAGCTCCGTTTGAAGCTCCTCCAGCCTCCTTTCGATGTAGGCCAGGGTTGTGTCGTTTCCATGACTTATGACAGTTTCGATGTTGTTCTGCAAAATGCTTAGAAAAGCATCCTTCCCGCTCAACGTATTATTGATGGCGGTGACCAGTACATGCTCAAGGGTGCTTTCCAGCGCTGTTCGGGCATCGCAGAATAAACCCGTATTCTCCAGCCTGCTGACGCAGCGCCAAACCACGGACTTCTTCCCACGGTTGTTCCAGTGCACCCTGCGGAATACCTCGCCGCAGTTGCCGCAGATAATCATGTTTGAAAAGCAGTGGTTGCTGCTGTAACTGCGCTTTTTGCCGTTTTTGCTGAGATGGACACAACGGCGTCGTACCAGTTCTTCCTGCACCTGCATGAAGATTTCACGCGGGATGATGGCTTCATGGCTGTTCTCCACATAGTACTGCGGGACGATGCCGTTGTTCTTGACCCGCTTTTTCGTGAGGAAGTCAACGGTGTAGGTTTTCTGCAGCAGGGCATCGCCGATGTACTTCTCATTCCGCAAAATCTGGTTGATGTTGCTGGTGTGCCACTTTTCCCTTCCAGCGCCATTCAGAATGCCGTCAGCCTCAAGGCCACGGGCGATTTTCAGCATACTGGCACCTTCGAGGTATTCCCGGTAGATGCGCTTGACGATTTCGGCTTCCTCCGGGACAATTACCAGATGCTTATTCTCATCCTTGGTATAGCCGAGGAACCGGGCGCAGTTGACTTGGATTTCACCCTGCTGGTAGCGGTATTGCAGACCCAGTTTCACGTTCTGACTTAAGGATTGGCTTTCCTGTTGGGCGAGGGAAGCCATAATCGTCAGCATGACCTCGCCCTTGGAATCCATTGAGTTGATGTTTTCCTTCTCGAAATAGACCGGAATGTTTTTATCTTTTAGCTGGCGAATGTATTTCAGGCAGTCCAGCGTGTTTCGGGCAAATCTGCTGATGGATTTGGTAATTACCATGTCGATGTGGCCTGCCATACAGTCATCAATCATACGGTTGAATTCTTCACGTTTTTTAGTGTTGGTGCCGGAGATGCCGTCATCAGCGTAAATGCCTGCCAGTTCCCAGTCAGGATGTCCATTGATATAACTGGTGTAATGTTCAATCTGTGACTCATAGCTGGTGGCCTGCTCGTCGCTGTCGGTGGAAACCCGGCAGTAGGCAGCCACACGAAGTTTTGGCTTTTCTTCATCTTTATTTGTTATAGCGGCGTGTTTTCTTGCCGGAAGCAAGGTGACACTCTTTTTTGCATCCATCTTCCTGTACCTCACTTTCTATCAAACTGTAGGCGTATTCTGCCTGCTGGAACGGGTCGTCAAACTGCTGCCTTCCTTCGTTCAGGAGAAAAACAGTAGGGAATACGACCTCAATTTTTTCTTTCGGTTTCCGGATGCGACCGAGCCTTGTGGCCCGTTTTATACGTTCCGCTTCGGCGGCTGCAAAAGTACCTGGGTCAATTACCGCAGGATAATACTCATCACCAAGATAATGGGCATTCCGCAACATTTTGCCGATACCGGCATGGAAAGATTTGATGCCGGCTTTTTGGGCGGCAGTTGTTAAGGAATCGCCGGATAGATAGGACTGGAACAGAGTTTTTACCTGCTCGGCGGCTTCGTCATCTATTACGGCTTTCCCGTTTTCAATCCGGTAGCCAAACGGTGTGTGGCCCATTTATTTCCCCAGCCTTTCTTTCAGCGTTATGCCACATTTTAACTCAAATCCAATTTCTGTCCGGGAATATACAATAATCCGTTCCACAAAGCGTTTGAAAATGTCTCCGTCAAAGACCGTTAGCATCTTTGCTTTTGTTGTATAGTGCAGAAGCTCACTGACTTCTTTTAGGTTTTGGGTGTCGCTGTTTAAGAAGCGGACTAAGGATTCCTTTTGACGCCGCAGCCGTTCTGCTTCCTGCATCAGTTCATTGTTGCTCTTATTGTAAACGGCAGGCTCAAGGTAGCCTTTGGTCATCAGGCCGACCAGCACCTTTCGCTGTTCCGTGTTTTCTTCGAGTTTCTTGTCAAGCTCCCGAATGCTTGTCAGGCTGTCGTCGGAATTCATACCGCGCAGGCTCACGAGCAGCGGCCTAAGGACTGCCTGATGTCCGAAGATGAGCTTGTTCATCATGGTGACAAACGCGTATTCAAAATTTGACTCCGGGATATATTTCATCGAGCATTTCTTGATGTCCGTGATGTGAGTGGAGCAGCACCAGGCGATATAATGCCTGCCGCTTGAATGGATTCTGCGTTTGAATGTGCCGCTGCACTGACCGCAGACAATTTTGCCTGAAAACGGGTAACGGTTCTGGTATTTCTTACTGTGCCTTTCCACGCTTTTTTCCTTGCCGCGCTGTTCGATGGCTATCTGCGCTGAATTAAAAACTTCATGGCTGATAATCGCTTCATGGTGGTTTTTAATCAGATATTGGTCCTTCTCACCGTAGTTGTAGTGGCGGTTGAAATACATATCGGTATATGTCTTTTGGAAAATGGCATCGCCAGTGTATTTTTCGTTGCCGACCATCCCGCGAATGGTTGTTGCTGTCCAGCGGCCGCCTTTTTTAGATGGTACGTTGCGGTGGTTAAGTTCATCTGCGATTTTGTGGGTGCCTTTGCCGGATAGAATTTCGGCGAAAATGAATCGGACGATTTCAGCCTGAGATTCATTAACTACCATCTTCCCATCTACGGCATCGTAGCCATAGGGCGGATAGGAGATTTTGTAGGTGCCGTTTTGGAAGCGGCGCTTTATCGACCACTTGCTGTTTTCCGCGATGGAGACCGACTCACTTTCGGCCAGTCCACTCAGGATTGACAGCATGAGTTCGCTTTCCATTGACCCGGTGTTAATGTTTTCTTTCTCAAAATAAATAAAGATGCCAAGGTCAATCAGTTTTCTGACCAGTTCAAGGCAGTCGGTGGTGTTTCTTGCAAACCGGCTGATGGACTTCGTTACAATGAAATCAATTTTCTTGTTTTCACAGTCGGAAATCATCCGAAGCAGCTCTGGCCGTTTTTCCTTCTTTGTACCCGTGATGCCTTCATCATAATATAGGCCGACAAACTCCCAATCAGGATTTGCCTTGATGTAGGATTCGTAGTGCTTCATCTGAGTTTCAAGGCTGACCAGCTGCTCGTCACTGTCGGTAGAGACACGGCAGTAGGCCGCAACACGCAGCTTAGGTCGTTCGGTAAAATTAGCCGTATTTTGGGCGATTTTGGTTACCTTTTTCAAATTCTCACCTCCTGGTCAGTATGTCATATTACCTCTGTGCCCAAGTAATATCAACGGTTTGCGGGCATGATCTGTGCCAGAGCAGGAGAGAAAGACTGGCGGTTTAGTGCGGTGATCTGGTTAAATTCACCCACAGTAATCAAGTCGTTTTTCAACATGGATTCTAATATTTGCTGGGCCAGAAAATAATCATACTCATGCTGTAATTGCTCCTGCGAAATTAACTTTTTTTCATACTTGATTTCTGGTTTTACATCTGTAACGTTTGCCATATTTCGATTCCTCCCATCGGAGGGAAAAACCCTCTCACCATCCACAGGACAGCAGATGGCGATTTGAGTACCGAAATGGAGGAGGAGAAGGGAAGGGAGGGGGAGTCAAACGCCAACAAAAAGAAAAAGCCCGCAGAGCAGATTGATTTGCTCCACGGGCGGTTGTTTCAGAATAATTGCAGTCAATGTTTTTGAGATAAAATATATTCAGCCATTCGTTCAATAAGTAGTCCGGCATATTCTCCCTTAACGGTTTTACCCGCTCGGGCATTTTCCAGCCAGTATTCGGGGGATTTAAGTATGCCGTTTCTAACCAGCACCCCCAAAGCTCCTTCCAGACCATTCTTGCTTTCTTCTATGTATGCTAACCCCAGTTGGGAAAGGATAGCGCCAGCAACTGCTTTGACAATTTCATCTCTCTTGGCATCAAACAGGGCATTGTCCTGGCTGTTATCAATAAAGCCGATTTCAATTAGTACTGCAGGAGCCTTGGTTTCTCTTAAGACTTGATAATTAGCAGTTTTAACCCCCCGGTTTACGAAACCGATCCCCACCAGGGAGCTTTGAATTTTTTCGGCCAGCCCCTTTGACTTGGCTCCCGGATTTAAATAAGTGTAAGTTTCAACACCGGCAGCCGTTTCCGGCTTAAAAGCATTACGGTGAAAGGATATGAAGTATTCAAAGCTGCCCATGTTTTCAAAATCACATCTAGCTTTCAGGCTTAAGCTAACATCAGACCTTCTGGTTTCATCGACGATTACTCCATGGCGTCTCAACAATGCTGCTACGGCCCGACCTAGACTCAGTACATCATCAGTTTCTTTCCTTCCTTTATATACTGCGCCCGGGTCTTTGCCGCCATGTCCGTAGTCAAAACATAACCTAGCCATCGCTCTTTTCCTCCTTGTTCAGCTGCTCCAGAACCAGTTTGAGTTTCTCCGGAATAGGTAGGCCGATCTTGGCCGCGTTCTCTATAATACTGATGCCCTCGTTGGATAAATAGAAAAAGATGACCGCGGTACGGACGGCGCTGCCATTGGCAATAACCTGGGTGTCAATAATGTGTCCCACCGCCACCAGAGCAAAAATCAGCACTTTCTTGAATATGCCCCTGGCCCCGACCTCGCTAGACAGGCGTTTTTCCAGTATAGCTAACATGACGCCGGTCAGGTAATCGATAACCACAAGGGTAATCAGCGCGTACAAAAAGCCGTCCCAGCCGCCCAAGACCCAGCCCAGCCAGCCCCCGATAGCGGTAAATGCTATTTGGGCAGAATTAATGATGTTTCTCATGAATCTTCCCTCCTTGATTTTGGCAATAAAAAAGAGCCCTACGGCCCTTAATGGGAACTATATAAACTGTTATATTTCGCCGGTAATCCTGATCCTATCTGACACATCATTCTGTATATCGACTGGCACCTGATCAAACGTTCTTTTTCCGGCCAGAACCAATTCAGCCATCAAATCTGGGCTTACCGTGCCTGGTGTTGCTTCTGAAAGTTTGGCTACAGCCTCCATCAGCACAAGACTATACTGTTCCAACTTGGCAACTTTTTCATCTAGTGTGATATTACTGCCGCCGCTTACTCGGTTGTGCCATTCCGCAGTAGGCTTTAGCTCCAAATGACAGCCTTCTTTGCCTATAACACGTATAGCTTCATAATTGGATAAATTGAGTTCAGGGTCAGGAACAAAAACACAGTCCTGTCCCGGAGCCAGCACCGGCTCAGTATCTGATGCATGCACTACTAAACCATCGGCTTTGTTATATACCAAAAACATTAATGCCTTAACCCCTTTCGCCTAATATTTGTAGATTTCAAGATTGCCTACCATAGATCCGCCGCCCCCGCCGGAAACAGAAAAATAGATAGTTACAGATAGGGAAGAACGAAAGGGTATGCCTAGATTAGCTCGGCTGCTGATTACATTGAGTTTTCCCGCTGAATCAGAGAACAGATTAACATTGGATCCTGGCCAGGCCACACTTCCGGATGCAGAACCAAATGCGGGAAAGGCTATGCCATCGACGGTAACGGTAGCCCTGCAAGAGCTGGTCCATGTAGTGCCGCTGCCTTGTATATAGATGTTCTGCAAGATGCCTGCGCCATTGTAGGAAATGGTTACACTTTGTTCAGTACTGCTCCAGCTGCAAGATGTTGATGATATAGTGCTTAATTGCATGATGGTGTAGTTCTTTATATAGCTTTGCGTAACTTCTTTCAGGTTGCCGATTTTGGCATGTAGACTACCCGCTGGATCATCGGCATCGGTCCTGACTCCGACCTGCCTGCGGATAAAGGCCAGTATCTCTTCTGAGCCAAACATCTACACCACCCCCCGCTTTAAAATTTCTCCCGACCATTGGTAGGTTTTTATCTGCCTGACCCCGCCTATAAAACCGGAAGCAGGGGGGAGGTACCGATAGGCTTTGGCTATTAGATCACCATCCCAAACTAACCAGGTAACTGCGTTGTAGCCATAGATGCCATGCAAAAGGTTGCCCGTTTCCCCGTTATATACGCTGAAGTGGATGGCGTTCTCAGCTGTCCAGGCTCCGCTGTTTCCCGCCCTTTTGTAAGTGGGGTATAAGGAGTCCTGGATGGTTTCCCCATGCAGGTGAAAGTGGTTGTCGGCATCCCCGGCTTTTTTAATGATCAGCCAATAATAGGCTCCGCTCACCAGGTCGGATATATCTATAGGAATACTGAAGGAGGTTTTGACCGTCGGCATAAATTCCTTTGGAAGCACCATGTACCGGAGCAAAGAGCCCAGCGTGGAACCATCCGGATTGAAGCCGTCCCGCAGTTCGAGCAAGAGATCGGCCCCCTGACCGTGTCTGATAATTTCAAAGGTAACTCTCGCGATAGCGGCTGCGGCGTCAGCCTTAAACCGCACTGCATGATCATATCCGGCACAGTCGAATTCAGCGATACCCGCTCCGGTTTTCCCGTCAAAAGCGGTGCCTTCATAGATGTGCGAGAACTCCTGCATCATAACCCAAGCGTTGGCCAGGTTCTCATCAATCACCGTTCGGCCGCTTTCAGCTGCAAACAACACTAAAACCACCCCCTACTGCAGAGTAAGCCTGCATTCCACCGTTAAAATCATCTGGTTTTCCTTGCCCCAGGGCACCTTTAAGAGGTTAAACATAGTGCCGGAGCCGGGGGCATCGCTGGCATCGGTGAATATACAGGTCTTTTGGTGCTGCCCGTTGCCTTCTCCAGCCAAGAGCACCGTCCTGAACCGGATCATATTTCCGGACTGGGTCACCACCGATACCGCTTTGCGATAAACCTCGCTGATGGTATCTCCTTCAGCAGTGTCGTCGCCAATAACGATATAGGGGCTGGAGAGTCCAGCCAGCATTTGGGCGGCTATATTTAAACCTGCGCTGGTAACATAGTTTTTTAGAGGGCCGATAATTCTCCCGTCCCCATATTCCAAATACCACTCTGATTTCAGGCTGATCGTATCCTTCATATCACACCACCTCATACTGGCCCAGAACCACTGTCAACCCGACCACCGCATCCGCTTCTTCCGGCGTTTTGTAGTTAAAGACCCGCACATTCGCTTTTTGATAGGCCCTGAACCTGATAAATCCTGGATAAGGCACTGACACCGCTTTAGAAAAATCAATATCCGCCCATGCGCTCCACTGGGCTCCGTCAGAGCTTGCCGATATTTGCAGTCCTCGGGGCAGTGACAATCCTTGAGTCTGGGGATAGACGCGGACCAGGCTGCCGATGGTGGGTATAGCTATACTTTCCGGTTGAGGGATGTGTTCAAGCCCCCACTTGTGCATTTCCCAGATCATTGACATAGCCAAACCCCCTATGTGACATCCTCAGCCGTAATCACCGCCAGTATTGACCATAGGCCGACACTGGTGTTGGTTATCTGTTTGATGCTGAAACCTTCTCCCGGCCGTATACACAAAGGCTTAACGTCCATTCCCCGGGGGATCATATTGAAATCCAATAATGGGGCGGCATTAAGTGTAAGAGGTATTTCATCGTTATTAAGAGTCACCGGCCACAGCAAGGCACCTTCAGCAATGGTGGCTCCGGTGGCTATGTGAATTGCCGCTGTCAGGTTAACATCCGCGGTGTCAGCTTTTTGCGGGGTAATAGCAGTTCCGCCGCTTTGGCTGGTGGTGCGCATAAAATCCAGTTCCACCCCTACACCGGTAACCGAGGTCAGTGACATATTTATAATAGACAACCTGGGCACCCGAATGAGATACCCGCTGCCCGCATCGTTATATATGGAAAATAAATGCTTGTTCTGCGCCAGGGCCACGCTGGGCGCTAAACAATAAAAGGTAGGCAGCCCATGCCAGGCCACATACTGCTCATAACCCGCTGTGCCTTCAATCGCCCGGTAGCGGGCGTTCAGCTTTTTCCCGGTGCTGTCGGGCGGGACTTGAATATATCCGCCAGCCATAAAATCAACCTCCTATCATCACCGCGCCGCTTGCACAGCTCTCGACCAGCCAGGGCCGGTTTCTGCCCGCTGTAAGCAGCGCGTCTTTTATCGCTATGGCTTCAGTTCCATAGACAAACTTATGGATCAGTTTGGTATCGTTCATCTTTTTCTTCTGCTGAGCCGAGACCAGGGCTTTAAGAAAATCGGCTATTCCTAAGAGGCGTCCGCCGTATTCTATGGTGTATATCCAAAGACCGGCTTCACTTAGGGAGATGGTCACCTTCTGCACCAGGAACACTGCGTTCACACCCCGTTCGGGAAGCTCAATGCTTACTAACTGTCCAGGTTCCCATCCCGGCACTGTGGTGATGAAACTGCCGCTGGTCTTGGGATTAGCCCATTCCCTGAGGTCGGCATTTCCGGCCGCTTCGGCCGCCTCAATGGTCACCAGGGTATCGTCTTTGATATAGTGCTCATATACACCGTCGCCGCCTTCCAGGGCGGCAATGGAAGCCTGGCTGGCCAAATCATCTACTACGGTAATGACATCAATGCTCTGCCTGGCGGTCAGTGCCATGGTCAAACCGCTCTCGGGCGTATCAGTATCAGCCGAACAGCGCAGGTAGCCGTCACCCAGGTTTACCAGATAGTCTTTGGTATCTTCTTCATCCACACCCTCAATGCCGACGCTTTGCACGGTACCGCCCACCCGCAGGCCGCATTCATTAGGAAGCCAGGGGAGTACCCAGATGCGAGCCGCGCCATCCGCTTTCCACTCGATGGTCTGCGGATCGGACAGCATGCTGCCGCCCAGGACATATATGCGGTTGCGCAGTCCCTGATGGTCGATACTTACCTTGAAGTTGGCAAACCGGCCGCCGGGCCGCAGGGTCATAGGAGCAACAGTTCCCATTTGGGCAGGATCAAAAAAATGGACCACCTTGTAGTAGTCCACATACCACTGCCAGCCGATATAATCGCACAGCCATTTCATACAGTCGGAGGGCATTTTGTAGTTGAATTCGGTGCCGGTGGACTCGATGGCCGGTGCGCCGGTGGCTACCCCCGCTGCCGAAAAATCCGGGCAGTACTTCAGCAAGATATCGTGTACAATGGCGTCAGCGCTCCATCCCAGATACGTTTCCACCACCAGCTTTTTATCCATCTGCAGGGTATAGTCCTGGCAGTCCACTTTCCATACCAGCGGTGCCTTGTTGTTTACCAGTTCCACCCGGTCGATGGTCCCGGCAAAGAGCCGGGGCTCTGTAAGGCCGCTATCCTCGATGATGACTTCACTGCCCTGCAGGGGTTTTGATCCCTTAATCGCAAAGGAGCAGCTGTCTACCTGACTGGTAAGGATTTGGCTGATATTAAGGCTTCCCCGGCGGTAGTCGTGCCAGCGTTCCATCCCGGCAATCTTAAGGCTTTTAGCCACTGAAGCGCACCCCCTTAGCAAGCAGGGTCCGGTAAATCTGTTCGCCCACATCTGCGGCGGCGCCATTGACCGTTATGCTGATCCGGTTGATGGTGGTCGAGCTGTTACTTGTTAAATTAGCGGCAACCGTACCCAAGGCTAAAGGGGCAACTCCTGCTAAAGCACTCTGCAAGTCAAGACCCCTTAAATTGTTTTTTAAGCTGCTGTAGGCGGCTGTTATGTCAGCTACCCCGATTTTTATCTTGTCTACCAAAGAGGGGGAGTTGCGCTGATTGGGGTCCATCCCCGAGCCCATTATGCTTCGCACTTCATCCATGACACTTTGCAAGGCGCTCATCCTGGACCTTATGCCCCGGATTAATTCACTCATGGCCTGGATGCCGTACCCGGCCGATTTCTTGACTATTTCCTCATACTTCTTTTCGATAGTGGTGATGGTTTCGGCGGCGTTCTTTTTAATTTCGCCGTTCTTTTCCTCCCAGGCCTTTTTGTACTTGGCCAGCTCCTCATCGGCCTTGGCTTTCATCTCCATGAGTTTGTTCTGCATTTCAAGGGTCTGCTGGGCCAGTTGATTCTGGGTTTCCATCCTGATCTCGCTTAAGCGCTGGCCTAGATCAACCCGGGCCTGGCGCATCTCGATATTGGCTTCCGCCCGGGCCTGAGCGTTTTTGGTTTTCCAAAGGCCAACGTATTTATTTAGCTCATCGGTTGTCAAGGTATTTAACGCCGCGACCTGGGGAGCCGCCTTGACCCCCATCTGCCTGAGCTCGTCGATCAGTCCCTCGTCAACCCCTTTGGCGGCCAGCTCTTTTAAGTTAGCCTGCCAGCTGTCGAACTCTTGAACCTGGTCCTCCAGATTGCCCAGCAAGGACTTGCCCGATACTTTTTGCGGTTTTACCTCGTCAAACAGCCCGATCTGGTTCTTGATGGACTCCACCTTGGCCGCATAGCTCTGCTCAAAAGCTTCGATGGCCTGGGCTTCTTTCTCCAAACCTGCTGCCGTAATAGCGGCTAATTTATCTGACAGTTCCTGCTGCAAAGCAATTTCATCCTGGGCCAGTTTGCTTTTGACTTCCCGGCACTTATCGGCGTACTCTTTTTCCGCTTCCAGCAGCTTGGCGTTGGTTTCTTCCGTTATCTTTTCCAGGTTGTTTCGCATATCGACCAGGGTGGCAATGATATCGGATACCGAGCCTTCCACCAAGGGCAAGCCTTCCTGCATGCCTGTGCTCAAGCCTTCGCTGATATTAAGGCCGTATTCGCGCATCACCTGGGAGGGGGAGCGGATGGACAGGGCTTCTTTGATCTTGTTCTTTACGGTTTCGGCAATTTCCCCGGCGATTTCCCTGACTTTCTCTAACCGTTCTTTAATCCCGTCGATCAAACCCTGAATAATATGGGCTCCGATTTCCAGCAGCGTGTTGTGCAGGGTTCTCAAACCCTCGAAAGCGTTGACCACCACTGTTTTGATACCATTCCACAGGGAAATGAAGATGTTTTTGATATGCTCCCAGGCTCCCTGCCAGTCTCCCTGCAAGATATCTAGGAAAAAACCGAAGGCGTTTACGATGACTTCCGCCGCGGTCTGAAATACAGCCTTGATAATGTTCCAGATGTTTGATAGCACCGCGGTGATATCCTTGCCCCAATTGTCCCAGAACAATTTGATAGCGGTTCCGGCTTTGGCGATAATGCTCCCAATATCGGACCATATTTCCTTTACCGTATTGCGAAAGCCCTCATTGTTTTGCCATAGTTCCTTGACAGCTAAGACCAGCCCGGCAATAACGGCTGCGGCGATACCAATAGGACCGGCTAAGGCGGTAAAAGCCGCCCCCAAGGCTGCGGTAACCCCACCGGCACTGGCGATGGCTGCCGCAGCCGTACTGACCACACCGGAGATGGCCCCGGCGGCGGTGACCAGCTGGCCGATAATGAGGACAACCGGGCCTATGGCGGCGGCCACCCCGGCCACAACCAGAATGGTTTTTTGCGCGCTGGGACTTAAATTTCCGAATTTTTGCACCAGTTCATTTAAATGCTGGATTAATGGGGTTATGACCGGCAGGATATGCTGGCCCATGGTAGCACCCAGCTCTTTTAGGCTTTCGGAGAAAACCCGCATCTGGTTGGCCGTTCCCGCTCCGGTTCTCTCGAAATCCCCCTGGGCGTTTTTGGTCATAGCCAGGACATAATTGTACCGAAGCTGGGTCTGTTCAGCCTGGTTCATATCCTGGATCTTCTTTTTAATCCCCTGGCTGTAGGCGTATTCCTGCAGGTTGGCCTGGGTCATGACGATCCCTAATTCTTTCAAAGATTCGGTCTCGCCGGTGAACACCGATTTTAAGGCGGTATCCGCTATGTCGATGTTAATGTTCTTAAAGCTCGCCAGATCTCCGGCCAAACCCACCAGGGTCTTGCTCATTTCTTCCGCCTGCGCGGTGTTGAGCCCCATGCTGGTGGCCATGTCCCCGTAGGTGGCAGCCATATCCAGGGCAGTTCCCCGAGCGATGCCAAAGTGTTTCAAAGTGCTGTCGCTCCAGTCCTTAACGCCTTCCGCGTTATCCTTAAAGGCCACTTCCACCTTGTTCAGAGCCTCATTGGTATCTGAGGCTAGTTTCGCCGCAGCGGTTCCGGCGGCTGCAAGCGGTGCGGTAACCGCCAGGGACAAACTTTGGCCAGCACTGGTGATGCTGCTGCCCGCGTTTTTTAATTTTTGGCTGGTTTCCTCAGCTTTCTTGGATAGCTGCGTCCAGGCTGAAGCTTGCAGTTCCAGTTCCTTGACCGTCTTTTTTAGGGAGTGTTCCATATTGGCCAGAACCTTTTCGGCCTGCAGCATTTTGATCCGCAGTTTTTCCACCGCAACCGCATCCTGCTCGGTGCTGCCCGCCGCTTTTTCATAGGCATTTTTTAAGGCGGCAACTTTCTGCCTTTGTAACTCAGCCTGCTTGTTTAAGTATTCAACTTTTAATTTAAGCTGGTCGGCGGCGCTGCCCATATCGCCCATCTTGGCGGCGGCTGTCTGAAACTCCGCCCTGGCCAGCTTAAGCGACTGATCCAGTTCTTTCATGCCCTGATTAAAGCCGGTGTTGTCCAGCCCGACTTTGACCAGCAGTTCACCGATGGTTTCTGCCAACTGTCCTCACCCCCTCACCAGATATCGTCAATGTACCCGGCCTGATTGGTTTCCGCTTCGTTAACTGCAGAGCCGACAATGAGCAGGTCCCAGAACATATCAAGCTCCATGGCGTCAACCTGCTCCGGAAGCCAGTGGTAGCTTTGGGCCAGGGCCAAATAGAAATACACCACCATTTGGTAAGCCGACAGATGTCTTAGGTCCGGTCCGTCGGCGGTACTTGGTTTGGGAGTTCTGCCATCTTTCGGCTGACTGCCTCGGCCACCCAGCCGGCAATCTGGTAGAAGAGGGGGACAAACTCATCTAAATCCAGTTCCTCCTCGATTAGCTCGGCGGTTATTTCCGGGTGGTTAAAGGCGGCGGCAATCAGGCGCTCCATCTCGCTTAGAGCTTCCTCATCGCCTTGTTCTTTATCGCCGAATTTATCCTTGAATTTGGTCACCTCGCGCCAGAGCTTGACCTTGGGCGGCGGTGCGGCGTATGTCTTTCCTTTAAGGGTAATTGTCGGTGTTTCCATGTCGTGTCCCTCCTGAAATCAGGTCAAGCAGCCGCAGAAGGCCGCCGTTTAAAATCCTTGCTTCCCTATAAATTAGGCGGTGGTAAATTTGGTCACGCTGTTGGCCGCCAGTCTGTTTCCGGCCAGGTCGCAAACGTCCTTGGTACAGATAGCCCGGTAGGCGGTGGTTGCCGTCAGGTTGGCACCCGGCGTAAAGGTGACCACTGTACGGGCGGTATTTATTGAAAGGGTGCCTGTCACCGCCGATCCGTCAGAATCCTTAACCAAGAAGAAATTGCTGTCGGTTACCAAGCTTGCCAGAATGGCTTCACTGAAGGTCCAGTTGACAGCAGAACCAACCGCCACATTGGTTGCGTTGTTAGCCGGGACTACGGTCACCGTCGGAGGAGTGGTGTCAGCAGTTCCTTCAACAGAATTAAACCAGTTGGCTCCGATACTGGCGACATAGTCAGGATGATCCTCATCAGCTATGCGCTGCCACAGATCATCATAGGCGCGTTTAACAAAAGTGCCCTTGAGCTTGGGAGTCTGGAATTTCGGCTTATCCTCACCGGTTGCGTACTCCTGATCCGGCAGGGCAAACATGCCCTTGGTCAGCCAGATGTAGCGGTACTGGCCGTTGCTTTTCTTGGACATGAATCCCAAAGCCACATAAGGGGCGACGTCGGTGGCTTTTTTCAGCATGACTCCGCCGACTATGCTGTGTCCCAGCAAGGCGGCTTGATCTGTTAGACTTATGTCTTTCGCCTCAAACTCCACATCGATTTCACCCAGGGCAGTGGCGGTCTCATCGGGACCATCGTCTGCATAGAGCACTTCAGTATTTGATTTGGGGGAGATTTTAGCATTGATCGCCCCCGCGATTTTCACCGGAGCAAGATAGGAAACCCCGGTAGCATCATCTTTGGTCAGGACAGCATAATACAGATTTTTTAAGCCTACTTGTACTCCCGCCATTGTTTAACCTCCTTCAACTTCCCGCTCAGTCACATACCTGAGCGCTTTGTGATATATTCCGGTATCGTCTTCATAAAGATCGGCGCTGCTAGTTCTTTTAAAGCCTAAAGATTTCATGGTTTTGTCCACCTCGGCGGCGATAGGGGAGGTGCTGGCTTCCTTTACCCACACATCCACCTGCAGGTGCACCTCCGCCACAAAGGCCGTGCCGTCTGCCCAGGCACAGTCAAAATTGGTTAACTCAAATAAGGTAATGTATTTATTTAAGCCCTCCGGCGCTTTCAGCTGGTAGATATGAGGCCCGCCCAATAAAGCCAGCAGAACGGTGTTTTCCTCCAAAGCCGCCAGGACTTCCGGTTTGACATTGATCATAGGTTAAGCCCCGCTTTCAAGGTCTGCCTGATGGTTTCCAGCACCTGTTTTTTGCTTTCGGCTTGGGCCGGACCCATGAAAGGGCGGGGCGTCATCTTGGAGGTACCGTACTCCAGAAATTTGCCATAAAAAAAGGGAGCCTTTGGCCCCACCTCCACGTATTTGCCGTTTTCATCCTGCTTTGGTTCGGAAATCACGATATTTTCTGCCAGATGCTCCTTAACTTCAGAACTGCGAGGCGCTCTTTGGCTGGCGTTTTCCTGGATGATCTTGGCCCCGGCATAGAGGGCCTGGTTCTCAACTCGCGCCGCTCGCTGCCCCAAGGCTTTTACTTTTTCTAATATGCCATCCATACCAACCAGTATCATTTTACCCGCCACCAGGGATCACCTCCTTGCACAGCAGTTCAATTACGCGGTGCCGCTCATCCTTATCGATTACCGAAAGAATTTGAAATACCCGGGAGCCATATAGTACCCGCATTGAGGAATTTATCCCGGTTTGGTAGCGGATTCTAATCCGGGTGGTGACCTCCGACTGCATGGCCCCCGCCTGGAAGTATTCCTTCCCCGATATGTCCGCCACTGCCGCCCACACTGTGGCTACTGTAATCCAGCTTTCCAGGGGGATGCCTTCTGATTTGGTGATGCTCTTGGCCTGCAAGGCAATACGCTGCCGCATCTCACCCATTAAATCGCGCTGCTTCATGATTACCACCCTTCCCGGCGGTAGGCGAACAAGAGCCTGGTCATAAACTCAATTAATGCTTTCATGTCCACCGCCTCCCGCAGTTCATAGAGATTGCCGACGGCGTAGAGCAGGGCTTGTTTGACGGTTTCCGGCACCTCGGTAAATTCGGTCAGGGGAAAGCGCAGAATGTCCTTGCAGAGTTCCTCGGCGGCAGCTATGAGATCGGTGATGAGCGTATTGTCTTCATCACCGTCTACTTTTAGATACAGTTTTACTTCCTCTAAATTAACTACCAATACGCCCACCACCTTTCATTACTCAGAAGCCATGAGTCCGGCGGCCTTCAGCTTGGCCAAAAGGGCATTAAAGTCAGCCACCAGACCAGCAATCGTTGATGCTGTACTGTCAGCTTGAGTTTCTGCAGGCTTGAGCTCTTTCCCGTCAAAAGTAAGCTTACCGCCAACCGCAATCTCCAGTTCCCCGCCGATGACCATTTTCTCCCCGCCTTGCTCGGTGTAGTTTTTAACATTGCTCATAACCCTCACCTACGCTTTCATCTGCAGTACCTTGATGGCCTCAGCGAGAATCAGTTTACCGTCAACCCGCTGTGTTGCCTTAAATCCCACCTGTCCGGTAGCCGCATAAAGCTCGTTCAATCTTTGGAAGGAACGGCCTTGCCGATCAGCCACCCAATAGTAGCCGAAATCACCGAAAGCGATAGTTTTAGCCCCAGCTGCGATGGCCGGTACATAGGCTGAGGTCTTGACCGGGCGGTTCAAAATCGTATCCGGCTGCCCGGCGGTAATGGAGGGCTGCCAGAGATACTGGCCGTTCCCGTCCTTTAATTTTCTGATGGCTTTGACCGTGGAATCGTTCATCACGAATACGGCGTTTTTGCGATACGGTGATTTCAGGCTGTAGAACAGGTCCATGATCTCGTCCACGGTAATAGCAGTTGCCGAAGCAGCAGTTACACCCAGTTCCGCCCCGCCGGTAGCATTGAAAATCCCGGTCGGCTTACCGGTGCCGTCACCTATGAAGAAGGATTCCTCTTCCTTGGCCCCGATTCTCCTGGCAAATTCCCGGGCGATATATGACTCCAGATTAAAGATGCTGTCATTTAACAATTCCTCAGACACCTTGATCATGGTCGCCAGCTTGTAGGCTCCGATGGAAACCTGCCCGAAGGCATCGTCTGATTCCGGTATAGCACCTTCTTCATTCACCCAGGAGGCGGTGCCCTTGGAGGCTACCACCGGTATTTTCCGGTCTCCCGATGAGGTAGTGATAACCTTGGCTAATTGCCGGAAGATGTTTTCCTCCTCGAGGGCTTCGACCAGGGTGCGCTCGAATTCGTCCGGAACCAGGTAGCCTCCCTCGGAATCCGTTCCCACCTGCAGCGCGTTCAGGACTTCGTAGCCCGCTGCCTTGCTGCGCATGGCGTTCCAGAAGGCTCGTTTGTACTCGTCGCTGGCCCGGCCGGTTTTATTCTCAGGGTTTGGCTGGCCGGGCTTGCCGGTAATGGGTGTATTAACGGGTTTGTTAAGCTCCGCGTCCAATGCCTGCTGACGCTCCAGCCGGTCGATTTCTTTGCCCAGATTCACCACATCGGCTTCCATCTTTTCATAGACGGTAACGTCCTCGGCGGAAAGGAGCCCGTCCGCGCCGCGCTTGCTGTCCAGAAAGGCTTTCGCGGCATCCCAGGCTTTGGCTCTTTTCTCCCGCAGTTCTAAAATTTTGCTCATGGTCATTCCTCCATTCTAATGTTTTAATAGGCTGAGCCGCTTTTCCAGGTAGCTGAGCGGGGTGCCGGTCGGCGGTTTAGGGTCAGTAACCTGGGGCAGCGGAAACTTTTTTACCAGCGCGTTGGTAACCGTCATTTTGTCAAAAAGATAAGCCGCACTGGGCGGCTCGGTTAGGTGCTCTTCGGTTGTGTATAAGACTTTGTCGGCAAAGCCCAGCTCCACTGCTTTCCAGGCGTTAAACCAGCTTTCGGCATCCATCATGTGCGATATTTTGGTCCTTGATAAACCGGTTTTCTGCTCGTAGGCATTGATGATGCTTTCTTTAACCTCGGACAGCATGGCAATACCGCTTTGCAGGTCAGATATTTCCCCGAATATGACGGTGGCGGGGTTATGGATCATCATCATGGCTACCGGAGACATGTGAACCTCGTCCGCCGCCATGGCGATTACTGAAGCCGCACTGGCAGCAAGCCCTTCGATTTTGACGGTGATATGTCCAGGATATTCTTTCAGCATGGTGTAAATCTGACTGGCGGCAAATACATCGCCGCCTGGAGAGTTAAGCATTACCACCACATCACCATCCTCAGCGTAGAGCTCGTTTTTAAACTGCTTGGGGGTAATATCGTCGTCGAACCAGCTGTCTTCGGCTATATAGCCGTCTAAAAACAGAGTCCGTTCTTGCTCGTTTTTGAGCCAGTTCCAAAACTTTCTGCTCATTGGCCGACCTCCTTTCTATTGGTATTGGCATACGCGCCCACATCTTCAAGCTTCAGCATGTTGCCGTTCATGGCATAAATATCGCCATGCTCGATGGTGTTCATGTTTTCTAAAGTCCGTACATCGTTGGGGCTTAAGAAGCCGTTTTGAATACCTATGGCGTAGCCTTGCATTCTGGAGGCATAGTCGCCCCGCAATAGCCCGTCCACCACAAAACCCACAAAATACTGGCCTTTTTCGGATTGGCTGAGTAAGGCTTTATTCATTCCTTGTTCTAGCCTTACCAGCCAGGGCCGGATGGTATGAACTACAAAACTGATGGACTGATGCTCGATGTTGCTGAAAGTGGCTTTATCCAAATTAGCCACCAGATGGGGCGGCACCCGAAAGATCCGGCAGATCTCCTCGGTTTGAAACTTCCTTGTTTCAAGAAACTGCGCCTGTTCCGGTGGTACACCGATGGGCTGGAACTTCATACCTTCTTCCAGCACCGCTACCCGGTGGGCGTTGCCGCTGCCCTGGTAAACCGCGTTCCAGCTTTCCCGGATTCGGGCCGGGTCTTTGACTACCCCGGGATGCTCTAAAACTCCGCCGGGGCTGGCCCCGTTGGCAAAGAATTTTGATCCGTATTCTTCGGTGGCGATGGCCATGCCGATGGCGTTCTTGGCCATGGCGATGGGGGAGTAGCCCCATATGCACTAACTTAAAGGATTTGATAGTTGCAACCGATTTCCTCGCT